GTTGAATTCATAGGGTATTTCGATTGGCACAAATGCAGCCATATCAACTCCATCTGCATACTCATTAGAGATAATGAAGTCACCGGAGTACACAATTCTACGAAGTTCAGCGATACCATCGCCGTCACAGTCAGCCTTAATCCACACTTCAAACACCCTGAACGTCTTGTTTTCATCCAGAGTAGACAACTGTTTGTCAAGTGCGCCTTTATTAGACTCACCAACAATGTCTTTTCTTACAGAACGTTCGTGTTCGTGTACTATTGTGTAATTATCAAGTAGATGCCACTCATCGAAGTCCTCATCGAATATATCAGGGTACCGTTCACGAAGTTCAGACTTAGTGATGTCGTCTTCCTCAATACCAGTAATAGAGAAATCTTCAAACGAAGTAGCATTAGAATCAATAAAGAAGTTCTCGTGTGGTACCACGTCGATCTTTACACCAGAGCAATCCTTCTTTCTCTTGATCTTTACATCTTTATAAATAATGATAGTCTCGGGATTGCTTGGGTCTTCGACCAAATCTTCTGCAATTAGATCACCGAGAATTTCAACGTTGTCGTCTGCAAGAAGAAGGTCAAGTTCTTCCTGAGAGATCATTTCAAATTCTTCAATTTCGAACTTTACATCTTCAACCCAATTCCAGCGGATGATTGCAGTCTTCCAAAGGAAGCCAGCTTTCGTCCACGAGTTGAGTTTAGACCAACCGTCATTGAAGTTAAATATTTCGTGGTTTGTTAGGTCTTCTGCCTTCTTCGTATTGGAAATCTCTAGGGGTTCCATCGAAGTCGGTTTGAACTTAGCAAGTCTGTTATTATCGAAAAGGAGTTCTGAGATAATAGCAGTATATCCGTCAACCACCTCAGTAGTAGACGAATCTACAATTGTGGAAACCCCTTGAGGTTTAAGGTGGCCGTTAGCAATACCAGCATATTCGTAAGAAGCTTGTGTTCTGGATTCCTCAAGCGAGGAGATTCCAAACATATAGCCATTTACGGAAGTTTTTAGATGCTCAATCTCAGCAATAAGCTCCTTGTCGTCAAGAGCCTTTTCTGACATTACTTAAGCAAGCCTCCTTTTCCAGTTTGTGGGTCTCCAAACAGAATCGAGAAAAGATTCCATTTAGAAACAGGATCGACATCAGGCATTGGTGCTGCTTCTTGTTGAGCAGCATACTGCATTGGGTCGGCTTTCATTGCTTCAAGTTTACGCCGCTTTTCTTCTTCTGCAGCAGCGGCTGCAAATGGGTCTGTACGGAGTTTATCGATTTCGCTGACTTGCATTCCCTGATCTGCATATGGGCGAAGGAAAGCGTCTAGAATTCCCGGTTTTCTTTCTTTATCACTCATAGGTTTAATGCCTCTTCAAATTTCTTGGCATAACCGGCTATCAGTTCTGCCCTGTCAGTTCCATTGACAACTCTACGTGCACCAAGGTAGTCCACCTTACCACGGCCAATGTAATCTTCAAGTTTCTTTCCTGTGAATAGACCCTCTTTCATACCAACAACGGTAATCCAAGCGTTTATCCAATCGTTTCTTGTAATTATTCCGGGATCGTTAACTAGATCAACAGGTTGTCCTGTAAGAGCAGACAGCCTAGCCGTCATTTGCCCGTAGTTACCGAGCCAAGTAAGTTGGACCCAACCTCTCCCGTAGTAACCCTCTGTCTTATTACTCCACAGAGGAACTCTTTGGCCATACCGCTTACCATTACCTCTTCCATATTCTTCTTTTGCCTTGAATCTATTTGACTCGTGGTAGGCAGTTGCGAATATGTAGGCAAGTTTTGGTATGTCTTGCTTACTGATATAAACATGGTTATCTACAGCAGCATTATACAGTTCTTCAAGTGGCACTCTTTGGAAACTGGGAAGTGATCCGTAAAACAGTGTCTCTGTTACTGTATCAAAAAACTTTTCTTTTAACATTTTGTCCTCTAGATTTTGTTAGGGGGTGAATCGTACAGCCGCCCCCTAGTCAGCCGAGGACATGTACGATTCAAAGCCAAGGTGTATCATCAGTGACTATGTGGTCGCTGAGATTATAACCTGCGCGCCTAGCGCTCAATCTGTTTGCGTGTGTCCTGTGGACCTCTACAGCAATTGCTGCTGCCATTACATGGTCGTCATGGCTACCCGGCATTGCTCCTGTTTTTCCACCTTCAAATTGGACGTACTCCTTCATTTCCTGTAGAAGAACTTCATCATTGATTTTCAATTCTAGGTTCTTTACAGCATTCTGGAGCCTACCAATAATAGCAGGTTTACTGGATGAGGTCGTTTTGAACCCCGGTCTCTCACCTTCTTCATTTTCAAGTTTTTGAAGATTTGTCTGGTAGTAGAGGTTCGGGTAGTTCATTTGTTTTAGTCGTGCGAGTGTAGCTACGCCGATTGAGTTGCTTTCTACTGCAACTAGCGCATGGTTATATAGCCTACCAAGATAGAAGAGTGTTTCTCCATATTGTGATGGGTCTATTCGGTTACTTCTGAATACAGCCACAACATCTAGTTCAGGGTCCATTACAATTGCAACAGAGTAGTCCTGACCGATTCCCATTCCAACGTCAGCTGCGATAAGGAACTTGTCGTCGTGCTTATGGTTCTTATATACAAACAATTCGCCGTGTGGATTTTTGTCCCAAAAGCCAGTACCTTCATCAAGACGCATTTGTCTAATGACTGGGGGTAGTATAACCTTGTTTAGAACTTCTACGTCAAACACGTTGGCACCAGATGAGATAAAAGCTTCCTCTGCGGTCGCAGGATATTCCTGTTGGAACTTTGCTGGACCAGATTCACCTATCTTCATCTTACGCCAGTACATCTGAGCCTTATCTAGACCATACGTGTTTGCGTACTTTTCCTCTTCTTCTGTGTATTCGTATTCTTCTGGATAATTGTCTTTTCTATATTCCTTAGTCATGAACCAAGGAATAAAAATTGGGATGTATTCGTTGAGTCCCTTTTCAGCCAATTTCCAGAGTCTGTAAAATTCTCCGTTAATACCGTTAGCCGTACTTTCAAGAATCGCTTCCGTACCGGGGGCATCTGGGATACCCTGAAAGAGACCGGCAAGAATCTTTTCATCAAACTGCCAGAAGGCTACCTCAGAGAGGTGTGCAATCGTAGGCGTAGTACCTCGACCTGCTTCCGGTGAACCAGCGGTATAAAGTCGGTAGCCGCGCTTTTCTTCATATTCCTCACCACGATCATTTTTCTTTCGATCAACAAATATAATTTCTTTTGCGTTAGACTTGGAAATTTCTGGTTGGAATTCAGGGTCCATGTTGGCATGAACGTCCTTACTCATATTGAAAAGTGCGTCAGATGTAGCGGTGTCGTGTGCCATGACAACAGACCGGGAGAGGGGCATATACTTTGTCTTCCAGTATACTCGTCCTGTGCAATATGTAGATATCCCTTGCTGACGAGCCTTCAGAACGATTGCCCGCACTCTCCCGGTTTTTTCGAGTTGCTCTTCGATGCGATCATGGATTAGCTTCTGAGCATCGTTGAACTCGAAAGGCACAAGACCCTTGGTAATATCCTTGGGTCTGATTTTAATTTGTTCTTTAGCAAAAATCTCGTAGTTCTGAGAATACTCTTTCTCTTTCCTTCTACGCCATAGCTCCTTTGCCAAAGCAAGCTTTTTCTTATTGTCCATAGGTGTCCTCAGAGGAGGTTAAGCTGTTCACCTCCAAACAATAGTCTTTAATATTCTTTACATCTTTGTTCATAATGCATGAGTTCAGATTCTGACTGTTTAAGAGCCTCCTCTAGAATCTCAACGGTATCTATAAGCTCATAGATTAGGTCATCTTGCCTATCATTAAATATTTTTGATAGGTCTGTAAACACGTCAATGTTTTTAGGAGTTTCACAATACGCACAATGGAATGAATCATTGAAGTTCCCACATTTCATACATTGTACCCCTTGTGGGTCTCCGTAGTAATACCTGTTGCCATAGTCTACGATGTGTGTGTATTTATCAGGCTCATACATTATGTAGCTCCTCAGTTGGCATGTGTACACATCCGAGCGCTATCCCTATATGGGGACACCTAGATATAGTATACACATTACTTCTTATAACCATATATTGTTATATGTAATCTATATGATTATTATTCTTATTTCTCACATAACTACATATAGTAGTACACATGAACTCACATAACTTCATATAGATATCTTATTCTTATACTACATCTAGTACCTCATAGGTAAAATCAGTT